GCTTGAGCTTCCTTGAAATATTTTTTCTGATGCACAAGTTACTGAAGATGTTGTGGATATTGCAACACTATCACTTACAACAAATACGCCAGACGCCGTTGCAGACAACGTAGGCGAAATTGTAGCAGAAGATTGCCTATCTCTCTCACCAGATGTCACTACGCCAGATGTGGTTGCCACAATAGAAGACGCAACTCTCACACGCTTGCCAGCCGAGGCAGTAGAAGAAACAGTCGAAACTAAAGTTGATGATGCCCTAACCCTATCTATACCAACGCCAGTAACGCTTACTGTAGATATGTTTGCACTTCTTACAAATGTAACATTAGGCACAACTGTAGTTGTGCTTGCTTGTGGTATAGCTACGCTTACATTTCTACTTAAATTGTAAGCTGAAGAAATAGTTAAATCATTAGATGATGTTGCAGAGCCAACTGCTGTTTTAGCGCCAGCCGCAGAAACACTTGCGGCTGGTGAAATTGTTACTGAGGCGTCCTTGACTGATCCATCAAAGCCGAATGTATGTTCGCCATATAGACTGTAGCCGTAGCCACCTCGGTAAACTGTCATTTAATTTACTCTAAAGTAATATCTAAATCACCAGCAGGGATGCGGAATACGTCGCCTGTAGCAATAGCTTTAGACGCAGATAATGCCGCGTATGCAATTAAGTTGCCGCCTGTTGTCGCATCAAATACTCCAACGTGCGTTACTGTTCCATAGCCTGCTGTGGCTGTAGGGTATTCAACAGCGCCAGCATTAGTAGCTGTGTTACCAGATACAGAAAATGTTACAGCCTGACGTGCATATGCACCACCAGATACTTCAGTGCCGCCGCCAGTATCACTTGGTGCGCCTGTATATAATGCAACACGCCATGTTGTTGGCCTTGTTACTGATGATGTAGTAAACACATAGTTTAATACTCTTGTTTCAAATTCATTAGAAAAACTCATTTTAATATGCCCTTATTTTTAGACGACGACCAGAGCCGCCGTATTTAGTTTGATCGCTGACAGCGTTTATAGCGTCAACAGCGCTTTGATACAAAGCCGCCCAAGTAGTAATTCGAGCGTCTTCTTTTAAATATGGGGCTGAGTGTACCAAAGCTCCATACAAATAAGCATCTGGATATTCGCCCAGAAGCCAATTAGTTGTATTACTGTCAGATAATGCTGGGATCTTCTGATAGTAATATAATTCTGCGTTGTATACGCCATCTGGCGCTGGGTGTACTTGTAACTCGCCAGCAGTCATTGCGTAGTATTGTGGATTGCCTGATACATTTCCACGCTTGTATTGTCGATCAAGTAACTCAGCTTGTGATATTAATTCTAGTGGGTTTGTGTTGCCACTCGTAATATGAAATCGAATAGGCTCTAAAAGATCCGCAGGGATTGCGCTGTATTTTGTGTCAATCTCAGCAGTGGATCTTGTTTCCATTTTCCAGTGGCGTAACTTTCGATTTAAATCAGTCTCAGCCAAAGTTATAAATGTGCTAGACACAGAAGTAAGGTCATCACGATTAAGAAAATCTGTGAGTGTCGTTTTCAATTCTGCGTATGTTGTTATTGGCATTGTCTAGCCCCTAGTTTTATTTCTATATATCATATTTATTAGTAAGATAGTAGCCCACCACCAGATAAAATCTTATTTGCAAAATCTAATGCCTGCTCTCTGCCTTGAGATTTTTCTATTAATAAAAATGTTTCTACTGTGTCTGCAATTTCATTGTCAATTAATTGCACTGCTCTTTTAGGACTACTTTCTAAAACTTTATAATTTGGGGATGTCATTAATAGTCCACCACCTGATCCCTTTTTTCTTAGTTGTGCGGCTGTTTTTTGAAAAACTAAATTTGCTGGTATACCGCGAGATCCATCTAAAAATGTTTCTGCTTTGCCGATTTTATCATATCCAGTGTTATATGTTGTAGAATTATCTATAGTTGTAGAAAATGCACCTTTTTCTAAATCTGGCGTAAATCCTCTATATCCCACATTTCCCCAATCCATACCTATTTGATTAGCGTCAGCCACAGCAAGTCTAGCATCAAAAACCGCTGGCGCACCCATATCTAATAAATTTTTCTTATCCATACCCTTTAAAAAATGTGACCTTTGGCTACCAGTAGGTAAAGAATTAACAGCATTATAAATTGCATCTGGGTCTTCAATATCAATATTCATATTTTCAAATGGGCGCGTCGTTATTGTTTTAGTAACATTAGACCCATCAGTTTTTTTCAATATATTACCATTTACATCTCTAACTGGTATTAATTTTGGAACACCCATGTTTTTTATATGGTCATTTATTTTTCTGGCGCTTTCACCAATAATTGCATTGTTACTAGATTGCTTTTGTTTCCACATTTGCCCATAAACATCACCCTGATGTTGTGCAAAATCTCCAGAAACCTCACCCATCATGACTGACATCATGTATGGATCTTTTCTTTTTATTGCCTCATTTAGCTTACTACTGGTAGCTTCTGTAGCTCCTGCATATCCTTGGTTTGGGACATCCATATATCTAAATCCTGCCATAGATTTTACAGGCTCAGGTAATCTCAAATCATTAACATGGGTAACAGTTTTTCTATCAGTCTGATCACCAACAATAGACATTACATTTCTACCAACTAAATCTGAAAAACTTTTTAGCTCTGGCTCTACTGCATCTGCGGATAACAATCCTGCACTTGTGTGTTGTCTTAATGCCGTTGGCTGTTGTGATTTAATTTTTGTATATTTTGCGCCAACTGGCAACGCCTTATCTGGGTTTAAAAAATTAAATGCAGTTGGTGTTTTTTCTAATTCATCTGCAATTTTTGCGCCAGACATTTCATATGGCTTACCTGTATCTATTTTTGGCTTTAACCTAACATTACCCCCAAGGCTACCCAAGGCATTTGGATCAACCTCAATACGATCTGCCATATCAAGTAAGCCCTTGCCTACTTTCTTAATAGCAGGGGAAGCCGCGTCACCAATAAGTGGAATTAAACCTAGTAAAGCCGCACCGCCCAAAACAGCAACATATCCAAGATTAGGCTCTGGCTTTTGTAGCTCGTCGTATATTTCCTTAGCCGCCATAGCATCACCAATGATGGGTGTGGCTTCAGCTATAAATTTTGCGGCGTCCATTGGTGTAAAGCTCATTGGCTCTACCTTTAAGCTGTCTACATAGTCAGCCCATTGAGCGTTTGTCCCACCTTGGTATGTATTTTGATCAAGCAGTCCCATCAAATATTCCATCTAGCATTTGTTGTATTCTAGGTGACATTTCCCTGCTAGGCGTTCTTGCTTCATTTGTTGCGTTATACAGCGCCATTAATTCAGATAGGCCATCTGGGTTAAGCATAACCCTCTTATAATCTTCTGGCTCGTTATTCATCTTATATTCCAGTAGCTCTATAAACCCCTGCTTGTTTGCAAGATTAGATCCTTGGATTATGCGAATTACTTCTGCTGGCAGAATGTTTGACATTTGAATAGGTTGATCTGGTTGGACGCCGTAAGGCATTGAATAACCTTTAGACATCTCGCTATCCGCCATCATGCTACCATCTGGCATTTTGTGATACCCAGCAGATCCGCTAAATGAAAGTGGATCATTGCCAGCAAAATTGGCTTGGCCTAACGTGCCGTAGCTTGTCTTTTCGCCGATACGATCCATTGCAGATGTGCCATCTTGGTTGACCAACAACCCATCACGATATTCAAATTCGTCATTAGGCGTCAGGAAATTTGCAACACGTTCCGCAAAACTATTGCGCTTGTTACGCTTGCCCTCATCAAGTTGATTGAGGAAATTTAGTATACCTTTATTTACCATAGCCGCCATTTAAGCACATACCTTTGGCCTTGCAGTTAGACTTGGTAGGGCATCCCTTGCATGTTTTCATGATACTGCCTTTATATATATTATGCGACCATATCACAATTCATCTATTGACGCCAGTATGTTACGCATTCTTTCTGAGAGCTTCCACTCGCCAGCTTTCCACCTCGCGGCGTGCTGTGCATCCTGCAAAGATAAACCGCGTTGCACATACTGCCTTATCCACTTAGCCATCAATAAATTTTTCATCTTGGGTGACAAATTTAAAAATTTTTTTTTCATGCAATTCCCTTTAAATTGCGCTTAATAGATTTATTCCAATTATTATTATTGCCAGATAATGCTGTTGTCGCATCTGAGGCCATAGTCAAACATAATGCATCTGCGAGATCTGGTGATTTTAGGCCACGCTTACGCATTGTGTCTTTGCCCTCAGCCTTCAACTTGCCTGATGATGTAAAGCTATACCTAATGCTGGTTAACTCAGCTAAGAGCTGTTCGTCCTTTGGCAATTTGCAGGATCTATCTTCCAGCCAGCCTTTTGTCTTAAACCATAGCTCGCTACGCAAATTCATGTAAGTCTTGCCCAGCGCTGGAGCTTCGCCAACATTAATGCCACGAACAGGCATACCCAGCTCACGCAGTCTATCAACTACACCGCCGCCGACACCAATGCTATCTACAAGTATTTCGCTTGGGCGTAGACTTGGCTGTAAACTTTCATATTCCGCCATAACTCGACCTACAGTTTGCATGAGATCCAATCCCTGCCACGCCTCAATATCTGTGACGACGTTGCCGTACCTCTTACATAATGCAGTTTTGTCAGTTCCAAATCTGGCAACGTCTAATCCCCAGATTGGCTTTTTGTCTGGCGTTATCTCAATATCTCTATGTATTGCGCTTTGTGCCAAGTGAAACGGAATTATCGTATCGTCGTCAGCTAATGGAAACTCGCCAAGTACGCGGATGCGAAATGCATTGCTTTCTTCGCCATATCGCTCACGCATCTCCTCAACAAACTCATCAGACACAAGAGGGCTATCGATGCA